AATGGTGTAGGTACAACAATCAATCTAACTGAACCGTACACAAACTATTCTATTTTGTTGGTAAGTGGAACTTATCCAGGTGGCGTTATTGAGGGATTCGGACTAACCGCATTACCTAACGCGATTCAATTGAGTAAAGCGAATGTAGTTGACTCAGACGGCAACGGTGGCGGTATTTATGAGTGCTTACTATCCAAAACAAGTAGCACTACTTTAAGAATAGATAACGATGTGTACTTTGATTTAGGTAAAACATCAGGTTCTGGAGCGAATGCCAACAAAGTTACTATAACTAAAATTATGGGGTGGAAATAATGAAAATCACAGTAAACGATAAAAACGAAGTTATCGGATTCGTTAATACTGGCGGTTTACGCAATAGTTTAGATGTAGATGATAACAATGTGCCTATTAAATTTAAAGAAGAGTTCGAACCTAGAAAGTTTGTTTTCACTAACGGCGAAATTAAATACAATAGCAATTTCGAAAAAGAAGACGTACCGAATGCATCAAAACAACAAAGTGAATCAGATTTGAGTGATGAAGAACTTCGCGGAATGGTTGCAAGTATGCAAATGCAGGTGACGCAAGTAAACATTTTGGCGATGGAATTAAAGCAACAAAACGCTATGTTAACACAACAGTTGACTGAACTAAAAGCTGGTAAAACAAATACAGAGGAGGACGTTTAAATGGAGAAAATTAAGATGATTTATCCAACTTTCAAGGACATTAAAACTTTTTATGTGTGGGGTTGCTATAAAAATGAGCAAATTAAGTGGTACGTAGACATGGGTGTAATCGACAAAGAAGAATATGCATTGATCACTGGTGAAAAATATCCAGAAACAAAAGATGAAAAGTCACAGGTGTAATGCTTGTGGCTTTTTAATTTAACAAAAAGTGGGTGGTGTAATGTTTGGATTTACCAAACGACACGAACAAGATTGGCGTTTAACGCGATTAGAAGAAAATGATAAGACTATGTTTGAAAAATTCGACAGAATAGAAGACAGTCTGAGAACACAAGAAAAAATTTATGACAAGTTAGATAGAAATTTCGAAGAACTAAGGCGTGACAAAGAAGAAGATGAAAAAAATAAAGAGAAAAATGCTAAAAATATTAGAGACATCAAGATGTGGATTCTAGGATTAATAGGGACGATTCTAAGTACATTTGTTATAGCCTTGTTAAAAACTATTTTTGGCATTTAAAGGAGGTGATTACCATGCTTAAGGGAATTTTAGGATATAGCTTTTGGTCGTGTTTCTGGTTTGGTAAATGTAAATAACAGTTAAGAGTCAGTGCTTCGGCACTGGCTTTTTATTTTGATTGAAATGAGGTGCATACATGGGATTACCTAACCCAAAGACCAGAAAGCCTACAGCTAGTGAAGTGGTGGAGTGGGCAAAGTCGAATATTGGTAAGAGGATTAATATAGATAACTATCGGGGCAGTCAATGTTGGGATACACCTAACTTTATTTTTAAAAGATATTGGGGTTTTGTAACATGGGGCAATGCTAAGGATATGGCTAATTACAGATATCCTAAGGGTTTCCGATTCTATCGTTATTCATCTGGATTTGTACCAGAACCCGGAGACATAGCAATTTGGCACCCTGGCAACGGAATAGGTTCGGACGGACACACCGCAATAGTAGTAGGACCATCTAATAAAAGTTATTTTTATAGCGTTGACCAAAACTGGGTTAATTCTAATAGTTGGACAGGTTCTCCAGGAAGATTAGTAAGACACCCTTATGTAAGTGTTACAGGCTTTGTTAGGCCTCCATACTCAAAAGATACTAGCAAACCTAGTAGTACTGATACAAGTTCAGCATCAAAAGCCAATGACTCAACAATTACTGGCGAAGCGAAGAAACCGCAATTTAAAGAAGTTAAAACAGTAAAATACACTGCTTACAGCAATGTTTTAGATAAAGAAGAGCACTTCATTGATCATATAGTTGTAATGGGTGATGAACGCTCAGATATTCAAGGATTATATATAAAAGAATCAATGCATATGCGTTCTGTAGACGAACTGTATACGCAAAGAAATAAGTTTATAAGCGATTATGAAATACCGCATTTATATGTCGATAGAGAGGCTACATGGCTTGCTAGACCAACCAATTTTGATGACCCGCGTCACCCTAATTGGCTAGTTATTGAAGTATGTGGTGGTCAAACAGATAGTAAGCGTCAATTCTTGATGAACCAAATACAAGCTTTAATACGGGGTGTATGGTTGTTATCAGGAACAGATAAAGAATTATCTGAAACGACGTTAAAGGTAGACCTTAATATTTGGCGTAGTATGAAAGATTTAATTAATTACGACTTGATTAAGCAAGGTATACCGGATGACGCAAAGTATGAGCAAGTCAAAAAGAAAATGCTTGAGACGTACATCAAACGAGATATATTGACACGAGAAAATATTAAAGAAGTAACTACAAAAACAACAATAAGAATTAGTGATAAAACATCGGTTGACAGTGCGTCAACAAGAGGACCCACTGCATCAGACGAAAAACCAAGCATCGTTACTGAAAAAAGTCCATTCACGTTCCAGCAAGCACTGGATAGACAAATGTCTAGGGGTAACCCGAAAAAATCTCATACATGGGGCTGGGCTAATGCAACACGAGCACAAACGAGCTCAGCAATGAATGTTAAGCGTATATGGGAAAGTAACACACAATGCTATCAAATGCTTAATTTAGGCAAGTATCAAGGCGTTTCAGTTAGCGCGCTTAATAAGATACTCAAAGGAAAAGGAACGCTAGACGGACAAGGCAAAGCATTTGCAGAAGCCTGTAAGAAAAACAACATTAACGAAATCTATTTGATCGCGCATGCTTTCTTAGAAAGTGGATACGGAACAAGTAACTTCGCTAGTGGTAGATACGGTGCATATAATTACTTCGGTATTGGTGCATTCGACAACGACCCTGATTATGCAATGAAATTTGCTAAGAATAAAGGTTGGACAACTCCAGCAAAAGCAATCATGGGCGGTGCTAGCTTCGTAAGAAAGGATTACATCAACAAAGGGCAGAATACACTGTACAGAATCAGATGGAATCCTAAGAATCCAGCTACGCACCAATACGCTACTGCTATAGAGTGGTGCCAACATCAAGCTAGTACAATCGCTAAGCTATATAAACAAATCGGCTTAAAAGGTATCTACTTTATAAGAGATAAATATAAATAAAGAGGTGTATAAATGTACAAAATAAAAGATGTTGAAACGAGAATAAAAAATGATGGTGTTGACTTAGGTGACATTGGCTGTCGATTTTACACTGAAGATGAAAATACAGCATCTATAAGAATAGGTATCAATGACAAACAAGGTCGTATCGATCTAAAAGCACATGGCTTAACACCTAGATTACATTTGTTTATGGAAGATGGCTCTATATTCAAAAATGAGCCCCTTATTATCGACGATGTTGTAAAAGGGTTCATTACCTACAAGATACCTAAAAAGGTTATCAAACACGCTGGTTATGTTCGTTGTAAGCTGTTTTTAGAGAAAGAAGAAGAAAAAATACATGTCGCGAACTTTTCTTTCAATATCGTTGATAGTGGTATTGAATCTGCTGTAGCAAAAGAAATCGATGTTAAATTGGTAGATGATGCTATTATGAGAATCTTAAAAGATAACGCGACAGATTTATTGAACAAAGACTTTAAAGAGAAAATAGATAAAGATGTTATTTCTTACATCGAAAAGAATGAAAGTAGATTTAAAGGTGCGAAAGGTGATAAAGGCGAACCGGGACAACCTGGTGCAAAAGGTGAAGCAGGTAAAAAAGGAGAACAAGGCGCACCCGGTAAAAACGGTACTGTAGTATCAATCAATCCTGACACTAAAATGTGGCAAATTGACGGTAAAGATACAGATATCAAAGCAGAACCTGAGTTATTGGACAAAATCAATATCGCAAATGTTGAAGGGTTAGAAGATAAATTGCAAAAAGTTGAAAAAATCAAAGATACAACTCTTAACGACTCTAAAACGTATACGGATACAAAAATTGCTGAACTAGTTGATAGCGCGCCTGAATCTATGAACACATTAAGAGAATTAGCAGAAGCAATACAAAACAACTCTATTTCAGAAAGTGTATTGCAACAGATTGGCTCAAAAGTTAGTACAGAAGATTTTGAGGAATTCAAACAAACACTAAATGATTTATATGCTCCAAAAAATCATAATCATGACGAGCGGTATGTTTTGTCATCTCAAGCTTTTACTAAACAACAAGCGGATAGTTTATATCAACTAAAAAGCGCATCTCAACCGACGGTTAAAATTTGGACAGGAACAGAAAATGAATATAACTATATATATCAAAAAGACCCTAATACACTTTACTTAATTAAGGGGTGATTTTTATGGAAGGTAATTTTAAAAATGTAAAGAAACTTATTTACGAAGGCGAAGAATATACAAAAGTATATGCTGGAAATATCCAAGTATGGAAAAAGCCTTCATCTTTTGTAATAAAACCCTTACCTAAAAATAAATATCCGGATAGCATAGAAGAATCAACAGCAAAATGGACAATAAATGGAGTTGAACCTAATAAAAGTTATCAGGTGACAATAGAAAATGTACGTAGCGGTATAATGAGGGTTTCGCAAACTAATTTAGGTTCAAGTGATTTAGGAATATCAGGAGTCAATAGCGGAGTTGCAAGTAAAAATATCAACTTTAGTAATCCTTCAGGGATGTTGTATGTCACTATAAGTGATGTTTATTCAGGATCTCCGACATTGACCATTGAATAATTTTAAACGACTAATTTTTAGTCGTTTTTTTATTTTGGATAAAAGGAGCAAACAAATGGATATTAACTGGAAATTGAGATTCAAAAACAAAGCAGTACTAACTGGTTTAGTTGGAGCATTGTTGCTATTTATCAAGCAAGTCACGGATTTATTCGGATTAGATTTATCTACTCAATTAAATCAAGCTAGCGCAATTATAGGCGCTATCCTCACGTTACTTACAGGTATTGGCGTTATTACTGACCCAACGTCAAAAGGCGTCTCAGATTCATCTATAGCACAGACATATCAAGCGCCTAGAGATAGCAATAAAGAAGAACAACAAGTTACGTGGAAATCATCACAAGACAGCAGTTTAACGCCGGAATTAAGCACGAAAGCACCAAAAGAATATGATACATCACAACCTTTCACAGACGCCTCTAACGATGTTGGCTTTGATGTGAATGAGTATCATCATGGAGGTGGCGACAATGCAAGCAAAATTAACTAAAAAAGAGTTTATAGAGTGGTTGAAAACTTCTGAGGGAAAACAATTCAATGTGGACTTATGGTATGGATTTCAATGCTTTGATTATGCCAATGCTGGTTGGAAAGTTTTGTTTGGATTACTTCTGAAAGGTTTAGGTGCAAAAGATATACCATTTGCAAACAATTTCGATGGACTAGCTACTGTATACCAAAATACACCGGACTTTTTGGCACAACCCGGCGACATGGTTGTATTCGGTAGCAATTACGGTGCAGGATACGGACACGTAGCATGGGTAATTGAAGCAACTTTAGATTATATCATTGTATATGAGCAGAATTGGCTAGGCGGTGGCTGGACTGACAGAATCGAACAACCCGGCTGGGGTTGGGAAAAAGTTACAAGACGACAACATGCTTACGATTTCCCTATGTGGTTTATCCGTCCTAACTTCAAAAGCGAAACAGCTCCACGATCAATACAATCTCCTACGCAAGCATCTAAAAAGGAAACAGCTAAGCCACAACCTAAAGCGGTAGAACTTAAAATTATCAAAGATGTGGTTAAAGGTTATGACCTTCCTAAACGTGGTGGTAATCCTAAGGGTATAGTTATTCATAACGACGCAGGAAGCAAAGGGGCAACAGCAGAAGCGTATCGAAACGGATTAGTTAACGCACCTTCATCAAGATTAGAAGCGGGTATTGCGCATAGTTATGTATCAGGTAACACAGTGTGGCAAGCTTTAGATGAATCGCAAGTAGGTTGGCATACTGCTAACCAATTAGGCAATAAATATTATTACGGTATTGAAGTGTGTCAATCAATGGGAGCGGATAATGCGACGTTTTTAAAAAATGAACAGGCGACTTTCCAAGAATGCGCTAGATTGTTGAAAAAATGGGGATTACCAGCAAACAGAAATACAATCAGATTACACAACGAATTCACTTCAACATCATGCCCACACAGAAGCTCAGTATTGCACACTGGTTTTGACCCAGTAACTCGTGGCCTATTGCCGGAAGATAAACAATTACAACTTAAAGACTACTTTATCAAGCAAATTAGAGTGTATATGGACGGTAAGATACCAGTTGCCACTGTCTCTAATGAGTCAAGCGCTTCAAGTAATACAGTTAAACCAGTTGCGAGTGCATGGAAACGTAATAAATATGGTACTTACTACATGGAAGAAAGTGCTAGATTCACAAACGGTAATCAACCAATCACTGTAAGAAAAATAGGACCATTCTTATCATGCCCGGTAGCTTACCAATTCCAACCTGGTGGATATTGTGATTATACAGAAGTGATGTTACAAGATGGTCATGTTTGGGTAGGATATACATGGGAGGGGCAACGTTATTACTTGCCTATTAGAACATGGAATGGTTCTGCCCCACCTAATCAGATATTAGGTGACTTATGGGGAGAAATCAGTTAGAATGACATAGTCATGTCTATTTGAGCAGGTGCGCTACATACCTGCTTTCTATTTACATTTAAAGATAAAATGTGCTATTATTTTACTAGAACTTTTTAACATTTCTCTCAAGATTTAAATGTAGATAACAGGCAGGTACTACGGTACTTGCCTATTTTTTATGTTATAATGTAATTACATTACCAGTAACCAATCTGGCTTAAAACCACATTACCGGTAGCCAATCCGGCTGTGCAGAGGGCTTACTTGCGTATAGCAGTAAGAAGCTGACTGCATACTTAAACCACCCATACTAGTTACTGGGTGGTTGTTTTTTGTTCGCCATTATGTTCTGTCTACTAAACTCAGATTATCTCATATATTATTTATATAGACGTTAATGTAGGAGGAAAATATATGGACGAAAATGAAAAACTTAATGTTGAATTAAATAAAAGTAATGATTATATTTTTGGTGAAAGCTATGAAATATTTTATGCTAACGCTTTAGATGTGCAGGTAAGCATCACAGATCTTATGGTGGATTTCAAACAACATACCCCTAGCGGATTTTTAAGTAATAAAAAAATTATTATGAATCCTAGTCTAGCAAAGCAATTAAATAAAGCTTTAGAACAAGCTTTATCACAATATGAAAATATGCACGGAAAAATTAAAGATATTGATACTCTTCAAAATGAAATGAGCGAAATTTATGGCGATGAATAATATCGTTAAAATCAATGATCATCCACGATATGATAATTATAGAGTAGATGGTAGTGAGTTTTATACAAGTGACAGTATTGGTGGAAATCTAGCCTTTAAAAAAGTGGAGGGTGGTAATATGAGTTATGAATACATTACTAGACCGGAATTTGAGGAACACAAAAGGCACTTAGATACTAGATTTGATAAAGTTGAAGACAGTATAAAAAAGTCACAAATTTCGTTGAGTAAAGACATAGACTTAGCAATAAAAAATTTGAAAGATGAAATCAACGATAAAAAATTAACTAGTAATCGCTTTTGGATAGGTATAGCTGCACCTACTGTTGTAAGTATTATCGGTATTATAATAGGTGTATTTTTTAAATAA